GTTACGCGCCGCGGCGGTACGCGCTTTGTTAAAGAGGTGAAGAATAGCGCACATAATACAGTTTTAATACCCTTTGAGTTTAATATCGAGCAGGCCTATCAAATAGAAGCGGGTGATGAGTATTTCAGGTTTTTTGCCGATAACGCGGTAATTACCGAAAGCGCACAAAATATAACAGGTGTAACGCAGGCCGATCCCGCGGTGTTGACGTATGATGGTGCAGATAATTATACGAACGGAAAAGAGGTTTATATCTCTGGCGTAGCGGGTATGACGGAGCTTAACGGGAAGTTTTATAAAGTAGCAAATGTTGATACGGGTGCAAATACCTTTGAATTACAGGACATTGACGGAAACGATATAGATTCCAGCGCGTATACGGCTTATTCAAGTGGCGGCACGGTTGCGCAAGTGTACGAGATAGCAACGCCGTATCAGCAAGAGGATTTACTTGATAGTAACTACGCGCCTAGCTATCAATACGCGCAAAGTGCAGATGTTCTTTATTTGGTGCATGGGAGTTATACCCCCCGCGCACTAGTAAGGACTTCGAACACAAACTGGACATTAAACGAGATAGAATTTAACGACGGGCCGTATTTACCGGAAAACGATACAGCAACGACATTTACGATAACAAGCGGCACATTAACCGCAAGTAGTACCACGGGAATAAACGGCGGGCAGGGATTTTTAAGTACAGACGTCGGGCGGCTAATAAGAATAAAGGACGGTTCGGACTGGAAGTGGGGTGTAATTGATAGTTATACCAGTACGACGGAAGTTGAGGTAACAAACGGCACATTAAGTGGACATACAACGAGCGCGACAACGTCGTGGCGAATGGGTGTTTATTCTGAAACCACGGGTTATCCGAGGGTGGTTTCCTTCTTTCAAGACAGGATTTTATTTGCAGGGTGTGATTCATACCCTGATAGGTACGATTTAAGCCGCACAGGGGGTTATTCTGATACAGACGTATTCTTTGCACCAAGCGACGCCGATGGTACAGTGACAGATGATGCAGCCATTACAGGCACACTTCAAAGCGGGCGCGTGAATGCCATACAATGGGCGGGGAGTGATTCAAGGGGTTTGTTGTTAGGCACAGCCGAAAAAGAATGGATTGTGCGTCCTGACGCGAATAACGGCGTATTAACCCCTAGTAATTCAAAGGCTGACCCGATTAGCTCCGTTGGTTCGGCGTATATACAACCAGTTGATGCAGAAAGCGGTACGGTATACGTACAACGGGCGCGAAGGAAAATACTTGATATTGTTTATAATATTAACCGCGATGAATTAACCCCGCGTGATTTATCAATCCTTGGTGAGCATTTATCAAGAACGGGGTTGTGTGAGATTAAGGTACAACAAGAGCCTATTAACTGTATCTGGGGGCGTCGTACAGATGGTTTGCTTATCGGGTTTACTTACTATCCTGACGAACAGGTGTTTGCGTTCCACAGGCACCCTATGGGCGGAAGCGGCATAGTGAGATCAATTAGCACCATTCCAAGTAGTGACACCTCAAGGGATGAATTGTGGCTTATTACAGAGCGCACTATAAACGGCACAACACGCAAATACATTGAATACATGGAGCGTTATTACGAAAGCGATATTGATAAAGAGGATGCATTTTGTGTTGACAGCGGATTAACATATGACAGTAGCGCGACGGCAACCGTAACGGGGCTGGATCACTTGGAGGGCGAAACAGTTAAGGTGATGGTTGATGGAAATTCTCACCCTGATTTAACCGTAACCAATGGCACTATAACATTAGCCAATGACCGGACGGGAAGTGTTATTCAGGCAGGGCTTGGCTACACATGGGCTTTAAAGACCTACAAATTAGAGGCCGGTGCGCAAGACGGGACAGCTCAAGGCAAGACAAAGCGCATTACAAACATTGTTGTTCGCCTTTTAAATGCACTAGGGCTTTATTACGGGCCAGATGCAAGCACATATGATGAATACGACTTTAATCAAGGCGCGGAATATGATGAAACATTAGCCCTTTATAGCGGTGATACATTGCCTTTGAAGTTTCCGAATGGATACGATCAAAAGGGCGAGATATATTTACAACATGACGGGGTTTTTCCGATAACGATTTTGGCAATAATGCCGCAAGTGGTGACGCAGGACAGATGATAGTAGTACCGTTTATAACAGCGCATTTAGAAGGGTTTGAGGTAATTAAAGAGCAATATCAGGAATATATAAACGAGGATTTTGCGCATGTCTTGGCAAGCACGATAGCATATAGCGCGGTTGTAGATGATAAGGTTATAGCGGTTGGCGGTTTATTAAGATTAGGATTTGAGCGTTATCAGGCATGGGCATTAATGAGCAACGACACAGCGAAGCACATGGTTGCAATAACAAGGGAAGTCAAAAGATTTTTAGGTATGTTTGACGCGCGAATAGAAATTGCCGTTAAGGATAATTTTAAGGCAGGACATAAATGGGCAGATATGTTAGGATTTAAATGTGAAACACCAAACGGAATGCCCCGCTATGAGCAGGGTGAAACGTATTATTTGTATGCGAGGTATTAGATGGCACAAGCACTACCCTTCATAGCAGCAGCAGCAAGCGCAGCGAGCACGTTTTCGCAAGGCCGTCAACAACAAGCTGTTGCTGATTACAACACGTCTATTGCGCGACAGAATGCACAAATAGCCGAACAACAAACAAAGGCAGAATTGGATGTAGCCGATAGACAGCGCAGACTTAGGCTGGGCGCGAACATTGCCGCGGGCGGTGCGAGCGGTGTAGGACAGCCATTTGATATATTAAGCGATAATGTGGCTCAAGAAACCCTGAACTTACTTACTCTTGAAAGCGAGGGGTTATTAAAGAAAAGAAGTTTCGAGCAGCAAGCCGCGTTAAGTAAGCTACAAAGACCGTCCACGGCGGGGTTGATTATGAGCAGCGTATCGAGTGGTTTAAAGGGGTACGCTGGCGCGGGTGGTTCTTTTGGCGGTGGTAGCGGGTTTGCCACGCCTAGCTCTACAAAATTATCTGCAAATTCTTATAGTTTAGCATCGAAGGGAAGCTTGTACTAATGCCTAAAATTACGCAATACACGCAGCAAAACTTGCCTAATCAGATGATACAGGCAAGCGCGTCAGGTATTGCGCCTAATGCACTTCAAGGCGCAGCCGATCTTGCGAATGTTGTCGGGCAAATAAACACAAAGCTGCAAGAAGTTGAATACTATAAAATGCTTCCGCAAATAGAGTTGGAAAATATACAGCGCAGTCAGGAATTATCACAAGCGGAGATTGATTTATCGCAGGACTATAGCCAAGTTTATAGCCGCGATTTTGAACAGCGCACAGCGTCATTAAATATTCCCCCTGCCATGCAGGAGCGATGGGCGGTTGATAAGGCAAAGTTACAAACGAGTTTTGCGCGGCAAGGCATTCAAGAGCAAGCCAGACGCGCCGGTGTAAAGGCTGAAACAGATTTTGTTCTAGCCCTTAATGATTCTAAGAAATTAGTTAAGATGGATAGTCGTTACATAGGCGCGGCAAAGGAGGCTATAAGGAATCAAATTAACGCTATGCCAGCACTATCCCCGCAGGATAAAGAGGAGCTATTTTTAACAAAAGCCTTGCCTGAATTAGAGGCGGCAGAAATAGAAGGATTAATCGAGAGAGATGCACGAGGTGCGGATAGGGTGCTTACGATTGGTAAGTTCTCAACGGGTAATATTAGTTTTGACGATTTTGCTAATGAATTATTTAGAATAGAAGGTGGTTACGTTGAAGATGATGCGGGTGCGGGACAGACAATATTTGGTATAAATGAAAGTGCGAACAAGGCAGAGTTTGCGCAAATAATGGAATTAGTCAATTCAGGTAAAGAAAAACAAGCTAAAAACTTAGCAAAGCAAGTCGCAAAAAAGAAATATTGGGATGCGATAGATGCGGATAACTTAGACCCTAGATTAGCCTTTATAGCTGCCGATGCTGCTTTTAATCAAGGGGTTGGTGCGGCAAAGGAAATGCTTAAAAAATCAGGCGGGGATATAAATAAATTTATAGAGCTTAGAAAAGAGCGTTACATACAAACAGCGAAAAACCCGCAAAAAGCACAATATTTGAATGGGTGGCTTAATCGTGTTGATGAGATGCAAGCGTTTGCTAGTGGAAGTGTTTTAAGTCCGGAAGTGCTTGCAAAATACAAAGAAGTGGCAAGATCGACAATTGAGATACAGGAGGCGCAAGAGAAGAAAGATTTAATCGCGTCCAGAGAAGCGGATATACAAACAAAAATACAAAATGAGGACAAATTATTAGAATTGTTGGACAGCGCGGAATTATCATTTGATGAAAAAATAGCAAAGGTAAATGAGTTTGATTTAGGTGGTGGAATAAGGGATGAATTTGCCACAGAAGCGAGAGCTTACCTAAAGTCACAAAATGAAATAACGGCGCAAACAAATACGCAAGTAATGGCTGATTTTATAACGCGCATGTATGATGTAAATGCGGCGGCGGAAGACAGCCCACAAGATTATTTACTTGGTGTTTCAAATATAAGGCAGGAAATATTATCGGCTAGGAATAAAGGTGAGCTATCAAAAGATGATGCTGTTAAGTTAAACAATCAGATTAAAACATTAATGTCCGCAAAAATATCAGATGCGACAAAAGAGGTTGCTTATAATTTTTCACGTGAAACAAGAAGTATAATCGAAAACGCATTACCACCTGAATACAGATCGGAAGCAATCAGGGAGTTATTTTATCAAACATACGACCCTGAAACGTCCGGTATAAGAAAAACGAAGCAGGAAAAGAAAACAATACAAGAGGCATATAAGGATAAAGCGTTTGAGGTTATAGATTCAATAAATGCAAAAAGACGGGAGCGTGCGCAAGGTATGGCGCGAAGCCTATCTGTTGGTGGTGACACGCCCGTTGAGGATGTTGAAGCCTTACTTGAAAGAACAGGGTATACGATGAGTGATGTGGAAGAAACCGCAAAAAATAAAAATATTACTACAGAGGCAGTTTTAAACTGGTTGAGAGTTAATGGTTGATATTTTTCAAGATAAAGGTGTAGAGCCTAGCCAAGGTATGCTTTCCACCAACACGCCTGTCGATATATTTGATGATAAAGGTATCACAAATATACCTGTTTATAATATGGGGCAAGATAAGGAAGTAGATGCGGAAATTGACCATAATAAAAACCAATGGGGCGATATAGCCAAGTCCGTATTTACAGAGCGTGAACTTTTAGAGATTAAGTCAAAAGGTACGATTGATTTTTTCGAAGCGGCAAAAAAAGACGCGGATTTACCTTTCTATTCGATAGGTGAGGATGCGTACGACCGGATTAAATTAGCAAACATATCAAAGAAAATTGTAAACAATGAAGAAGTAAGTGACGCGGAAAACGAAGTGCTTATTAGTTATATGCGCAATGAGGCAGAAAAAGCAATTCGTGGTTATTCAATCCGCGGGAAAATAGGTTCAGGATTTGCGCAAGTTCCTGCTTTTATGGTTGAGCTTGCTGCGTTTGGTGGCTTTGGTAAATTTGCGGCGGCTGGTGCGGTTAAGGCTTCAGAAAAAGTATTACAAAAGAGCCTTGGTAAAGTTGCAAAAAAAGTAGTGGCGGCAACAGCAGGAACGGCGGCAATATCTTCGGCACTTGTACCGTTGCAAGCCCCAGCAGAATACGGGCAAAGGCGGTTAAATGAATATATGGCACTTACTGATAAGGGTGAGGTGTTCTTTAGGGAGGCACAGGAAAAACCCTTTACTACCGCATTAAAGGCGGCAGGTACGACAGGTATCGAGGTTGTATCAGAAAAGACTGGCGGCGCAATAAGCGCAGTTGTGACAAAACCAATTGCAAAATTAGCCAGTCCGTATGTGAATAAGGTTGGTAGTGCATTATTTGATAAGCTCTCACCAAAAGTAAAAGACGTTATTTATCGCGCTTACAAGGAAATAAAGCCAACGGCAAAGATGGCGGAGGTTTTTTCGTATGACGGCTGGAATGGCATTATAGAGGAAATAGGTGAAGAACGTATCGGCGATTTGATGCGCGTTGCTTTAGACTTAGACGAGCAAGAAGGCTATTCGATAGATCAGGTGATGAAAGCCCTTTATCCGGGTGCAGAGCAGTTGTTGGTTGAAGCAGGTGTAATGACTTTAATAGGCACGACACGGAGCGCGACTAACGGCACAGCGTCATTTGTAAGTAAGGCGGCAGAAAAAAAACTTGGCTTAAGTAAATCACAATCAGAGGACATGATTAAGTCTTTATCGCAAACAGAGATTGACGGCTTGTTTAAAGATTTAAGTAAAGAGCAGGTAACAACACAGCTAAAAAAGATAGAGGGCGCGGCTTTTGAATTAGCGAAGGGGCAAAATATTACAGAGGATGAATCCCGCGCTTGGTCAAAATTAATGGCGGGTAATTCCTTGTGGGGAGCGGTGAATTATAATATATCGCCTGAAAAATACTGGAAAGATTTACAGATAGGTATTGAAAATTATAAGGGGTTGCCGCGTTCTCAAAAAGAAATACAAGAGATATTGAATTTTGAGCCTGATTATACGGGTGGTGCAGAGTTTCCGTTCCAAGAAAAAATAAACGAATTAAGGACGTATCAACAAAAGCTAGAAAAACAACACGCGCGACAAAAGAAAGCTATGGAAAAGGCGGTGGCAGAAGGTAGGAAGTACAGACCTAGAACACAAAAAGCAACGAGTCCTATTTTAAAATACTTGAATAGTAAGGGCGGCGTTTTAATCGGCTCTGAATTAGCATCCGAATTAGAGGTTATGGGTATAACGCCAAAGACGGACCCTTGGTTGTTTAGGAAAAAAGGCGTAAGGGTTGCTACAGGTCAAGGGGTTCAGGTGATTGAGCCTTTATCTTCCTTAGATACTATTGATAAAGACGATATAAACAGCTTTGTGGGGCAATATTTTGAGAATGACAAAACGCATGAGGGCGATGATAGCGGTTATTATGTAGGTAGAGACGCTTTACTTAATGCTATTGACAAAGAGGTGCGCGGCGGTAAACAAGGGGATTTGCTTGATGAAAGTATGGACTCTTGGTTCGATGATGCTTTGCGTTATTTAGATATGGCTGGTGTTAGCCTTGAAAATACGGATGAAGAAATAAACGCGGCTTTGATGGCATTTGAGCGCGGTGATAAATTGTTTCAAAGCGAAGCGCAGGCTGACTTCTTGCAATCAGCCCTTATCCGCGAAGCGCAAAACTTGAAACAAGAGAAGGGAAGCGGTGAGCAGTTCCTTGCCATGCTTCGCAAAACATCCGGCATAAAAGAAGAAGAAATCGCGTGGACGGGGCTTGATGAATACTTAAAAGGCAAAAAATCCGTCACCAAAAACGAGATCGTTGATTATCTCAATGAAAATCAGGTGCAGATTGAGGAGGTGACACTTGCCATTAGTGAGGGGCGGTTTAACAGGGAAGACTTAGATAATGCAAGCACAAACAGGGGCCTCGCAAACCGCGATTTAATTCAAAAAGCACAAGAGATTGGCTACACACAAGTTGATGCCATGAATCTGCAATTCAAGTTGAGTGATAGTAGACTTGGCGTGTTAGATTTAGAGCCAGAATTACAAGATTATGCACGCGCACTGATAGAAGCTGATCAAGAGTATGACAAAATAAAAGAGGGGCAAACACAAAGCGCGACTAAATTTGCCCAATACACCCTGCCCGGTGGAGATAACTACCGTGAAGTGTTGCTGACGTTGCCGGAGCAATCTTCTATATCAGAAGAAGACTTTTACTTGGAAGCGGGATACCCAAAAGAAAAATTTGATGCTTTGTCAGATGCAAAGAAAGAATCTCTGCGGAAACTATATGAAAGCCGTATTTCAAGGGAGTCTTCAAAAACAAGTTTCAAATCCTCCCACTTCGACCAAGCCAACATATTAGCCCATGTGCGCCTGAACGATCGTGTTGATGCGGAAGGTAAGAAGGTTCTGTTTGTTGAGGAAATACAGTCCGACTGGCATCAAACTGGACGGAAAAAGGGGTATAAAGGCGTATTAGATGAAAAAGATTTTGATGCGTGGATACAAAAAAACCGTGGTAAAGACGATCCGCTTAATTTAGAGGATGCAAAACAAAGACCTGATTATCAAGAATTTGTTGATGCATATCTTAATGAACAAGATAGCGCTGTCCCCGATGCCCCCTTTAAGAAAAGCTGGCATGAAATGGCCTTCCGCCGTATCGCGCAAATGGCGGCGCAGAACGGATACGATGCGGTTGCGTGGACACCGGGCGAAGTGCAAAACGAGCGTTATGATCTGTCGAAGCAGGTGGATAAAATCGTCGTTCCGATGGTGAATGAAAACAGCCGTTCGGTTCGGATTGATGCGCCTGATGGCAAGTCCTTTAAGATGATGGTGTCGAATGACGGCATAGTTAGCGAAGGCGTACACGCAGCGCAGCAATTCACTGGAAAGCCGCTGGATGAAGTCGTCGGTAAGGATATGGCTGAAAAAATCATGGCGCTTGCGGAACCGGGCGAATTTTCCGGTGACGGCCTGAAAGTCGGCGGCGAAGGCATGAAAGGGTTTTACGATAAAATCCTGAAAAGCTATGCCGATAAGTTTGGTAAAAAATACGGGGCCAGCGTTGGTGTTGGAAAAATTAAAATCCCACCACAAAAAGTTGCTGGCTTTGAAAATGATCCAAGTTTTACGAGTCAAGAAAAGCAAGAAATACGCAATGGATTTAATAAAGATGTATGGACGCTGCCGATCACAGATGCAATGCGCGAATCCGCACAGCAAGGGTTTACGTTGTTTCAAACCGGCGATTACATGCGCAACAATATGGGGGTGCGCGGCTCTGTCCAATTTATGCAAGACGGCAGAAAAATAATAAGCATTTTAAATACAGCCGATGAATCGACATTATTGCATGAAACAGGGCATATATTTTTACGTCAGTTACGCGATGCGTCAGGTAAGAGCTTAGCGGCACAGGATCAATATAAGGCTATATTAAAATACTTAGGCAATGAAGGTGAGCCATTAACCCGTGAACAAGAAGAAAAGTTCGCAAGGGGGTTTGAGCGTTACTTAATGGAGGGCGTTGCACCTAGTAATGCACTGCGTGATGCGTTTGAGTCATTCCGTGATTGGCTTGTATCTATTTATCAAAATGTCATGGGCTTAGATGTGCCGATGAATAATGAAGCCAGAAAAGTATATGACGCTCTTTTAGGTGGTAAAGATTTAGATATATATTTCCAGCCTGTAGAGATTGATAATCATGAAAGCGGATGGGCTAGATTTTATAGATATTGGATTGATGATTTATTACCGATAAGTCAGGTTGTTAAGAAAGCCGAGGATATACGCGGCGCATTTCCAGATGGCACAAGCCCTAATTACTTAGCGCGGTTATTTGCTGCGAGTAAGGGGCGTTTGTTACAAAACTTACAAAATAACACATATTATATAGATGAGAGTGGTAAGCCAGTTATTACGGGCGAAGGCATTAAAACAGTCTTTGAAGATTTCGACCATGAGTTTGGTGAAATAGAAAACGACTATGAAACGCGGTTTGATGATTTTGAGAGTTATTTAATAGCAAAACGCTATTTAGAGGATTTGCAAGGGCGCGAGGATGTTGAAGTCACGCCAAGGCAATTAGAGGAATCAGCAGAAACAATCGCGCTTTTATCTGAAAAATACGGTGAAAACTACGAGAGGTTTAATCATTACGCCGAGCGAGTTTATAAGTTTCAAGAACGTATTTTAGAAAACTTGGTAAGAAGTGGAATGTTGAGCCAAGAGCAATACGATAAGATTTTAAACGAAAACAAGAATTACATACCATTTCAAAGAGTATTTGAAGAACATGAAATAGAAGGTGAGTTTTTTGCGGTAGGCGGGCGTGGTAAATTTACGTCAGCGGGACAGCCAGTGAAAAAAATAAAGGGTTCGCAAAGAGAAGTTAAAGACGTATTTGCACAAATACTTATAAATAGTGCGCGTGTAATTACAGCAGCAGAAAAAAATAAAGTTATGCGAAGTATCGCGGACTTAGCACCTTATCTGCCTGAAAATATAAAAGCCGTTAAAAGGCCAATGAGTAAAATAACACTTGACGATGGGAGCGTTACTTATAGGCCAAGCGGTAAGCCAGAGGGGGCAGTTATTCAGTACCGCGCCGATGGTAAGATTAAGTTTGTTGAAGTAAGTAAGCCTTTGTACGAAGCTATGCAGGGGATGCACCCTGTAGAAATAGGTGCGTTTTTAAGAATTATACAAGGTGTTTCAAGTTTTTTCAGGACGGCGGCAACAATTACACCTGAATTTATCGCAAGAAACTATATCCGCGATGTAATGACAGGAACGGTGCAAAGTGAAAAAGGAACAAAGCCAGTAGATATTGTCAAGGGATTGTTAGCGGTTGCGGGTAAAAATGATTTGTACAATGAATGGATGCAATCGGGCGGTAGTTTTAATAGTTATATGGAGCTAGACGAAAAGGGGGCACAACGTGCCTTACAGGAGCTTATACGCCCGCGCGGGCGTATGATGCGTTATTTGCGCACGGGGGGTATAGGGGCATTACAAGACTTATCAGGGCTTGTTGAACAGGCAAACAGGGTGGCTGTTTATCGGAGGGCGCGTTTATCTGGTGAAACGCCTGTTGCGGCGGCATTCCAAAGTAGGGATGCTACGCTTGATTTTAGTCGTGCGGGCAAGGTTGGGCGTATTGCAAATAGATATATACCTTTTTTAAATGCAGGAATACAGGGATCTGATAAACTAATTAGGGCTTTTAAGAATAACCCCAAAGCTATGTTATGGCGCGGATTTACTACTATCACAATCCCGTCAGTTATAATTACAGGCTATTATTTATACGGCGCGTCCGATGATGAGCGTGAAGAATATTTGAACATACCACAGTGGCAAAAAGATATGTTTTGGGTATTTAAGGCAAACGGCACTTGGTGGCGCATACCAAAGCCTTTTTCACTTGGTTATGCTTTCGGGTCAACCATTGAAAGATTTATGCTTTGGAGTTATCAAGGGGATAAACCAGAGGCAGAAAACCTATGGCGTGAATTTGTTCTTGGTATAGGCGGCTCATTAAGCCCTATTCAAGATGTGGGCGCGTTGCTTACACCAATCGGCAGAATTACAGTTGAGAGTTTATCTAATTATAATTTCTTTACAGGGCGAAGTATTTACCCTGATTGGATGGATAGTTTGCCACAAGAAGAACGTGCGACAAAATATCAAAGTGAAACTGCTATGCTTTTGGGTGAGTTAAGCGGACAAAGTCCTGCTATAATTGAAAACGCTATAAGAGGTTTTTTGGCAACCAGTACACCTTATGTGCTGGGCGCGGGCGATTATTTAATCAATTCTGTTAAGGAGTGGAATGGCGAAGATATACCGGAGCAACCAATAACGCCTGCGGACTTAATGTTTATACGTGGCTTTAGTGTGCGCTCACCCGAAGGGTATAGATCGGTTTCAGCCAAGAATTTTTATGACAGATTTAGCGAGATAAAAGAAAGGCGAACAGCGTATAATCAGAAAAAAGGCGAAGAACGTGCCGAATATTTTGAAAAATATGGTGAATTGATACGCATGTATAATCCGATGAAAAACTATGCCGAAAGAATATCTAATATATCTGAAAAAATAGATAGAATTTATGATGATGTTGATATGAGCAGCGAAGACAAGGTCTATGAAATAGAGGAATTAGAAAAGCAGATAACGCAAATAGCTAAAGAGGGTAACGCGCGATATATGGAAGAAATGGAATAACAATTATCATAGATTTATGATATTTTAAGATTAGGAGAAAATAATGACACTAAGCACAACGATAAACACAAAGACATACACGGGCGATAACTCAACGACAGAGTTTAGTTTTCCATACTTGTTTTATGCGGATGGTGACTTGGTTGTCACGCTGGACGGGGTAACGCAAACGCTAACGACACATTACACGGTAACGGGTGCGGGCGTTGAGGCGGGCGGAACGGTGACTTTTGTAACTGCACCGGAAACAGATGCTTCTATTATTATTCAGCGCATTGTTGATTATACGCAAGAAACTGATTTTGAAAACTTCGACGGCAATCCTGCGGATGTTACAGAAAAGCAATTTGACTTACTGGCGATGCAAACACAGCAGTTAGCAGAGCAGACAGACAGGGCAATTCTCGCGCCGATTACAACAAGCTTAACCAGTAATGTTATTACTGGAACGATTGATACGACGTCAAGGGTGTTGGTGATTACAACAAGCGGCGTAGCTTCATCCACATTATCGAGCCTTACAACGAACATTGATACGATTTTTAGCGGTCTGGCAGAAGATGATCTTTTAAAATACAATGGCAGCGAGTGGGAAAATGCGACGTTTGCGGAAGTTGTTGATATTAACTCATTAACGACTATGAGCGCAGCACCCGCAGCAACGACAGATTTTATCCCGATATATGACGCAAGCGCGGGGACTAATTTAAAAATCACCCCTTCGGATTTATTTAAATCAATAAATACGATTACGGCTGAAACGTCGCCCGTAGGAACGGCGGATTTGTTAGTGGTATATGACGCAAGCGCGTCTGCCGCAAAGTCTATGACAATCAACAACGCGCTAAAGTCAGTGAACGACTTAACAACAGACAGCACACCTGATAAGTACAGCGATTATTTATTATCTTACGACGCAAGCGCGAATGAAGCAAAAAAGATAAAGCCAATTATTTATGGCGATGTTTTTCATTTGGCGGATGAAAAGGCGTCCGGAACGGCAGGCGGGTCAAGTGTGGCTACAACATGGACAAAACATGACTTGGCGAGTAAATCAAATGGAATAACAGGCGCGTCGGTGGCGTCAAGCGTTGTATCGCTGCCAGCGGGAACTTACAGGGCTACAGGGTACGCTTTAGCCTATCAGCCGACAGGGTTTAAAATAAGATTAAGAAATACTACAGATGGGTCAACAATAGCGGTTGGTTCGAATGGGTATTCGAGCGCATCAAACAACGATAATGTCCATTCACATATTATAAATCATATCTTTACTTTAGCGGGAACTAAAAATATTGAGCTACAGTATTACGCCGGCGCGGCAGTCGCAACGAACGGGCTTGGTATAGCAACCTCCAGCGGTGAAGTGGAAGTTTACGCCGACTTAAAATTCGAGAGGGTCGCATGATATTCATAATCCTCGCATCACTAAAGTTTATTTTTCTAGGCGCGATATACGGACGGATAGACGGCGGCGGGGTATTAAAGACAAAGGAAATAATAGAGCGTCTATTGGTGATGTTTGCCTTTGTGCTGGCGTGTTCTTTGTATGTGGATTTTTGGGCGTTTTTTGTCATCATAGCTATATTTTTTGCTTTTACAGGCCATGGGCAATATTTTCTTGATAGACAGCTTGTAGGGCAAAAGGAGCGCGTAGAGCGTGTTGATTTTATCGTCAAGTGGATATTCGGTAAAGACTGGCGCGAAAATTATTCTAAAAAGCATAAATTTACCAAAGAGGAAACAGAGAAATATTATAGCGAAATACGCAAGAAACTATACTGGCGTAATGTATTCGGGATGTTCTTAACGGGGTCATTGGTGGGTTTGCCAAGTGGTTTTATTATGCTTGCGATTGGCCAATATATACCCGCTATGTTATTCTTTAGTACAGGAATAGCAAAGGCTCTGGCATATATGGCTGGGAATCTGTTAGGGGATTTTGTGCAGGAAACCGTATTTGCGGAATACACAAACGGTGCATTGCGTAACTTTATTTGTTTAGTGGTGATTTTTTATTATTTAGCGGGGTAAAAAAACTTTATCTGCACAACCTATGGGCGAGTATGACAGGGATAAGCTTTTTTTTGAAAGAGATATGTATTTTAATCGGGTGTATTTTTACCATGATATTGTTTGGGCGTAGAGATGATTGAGAACCTTGAAACTTTTAGACCGGAAGCGAAGTTAGTAATAACGATGTTGTTTGGCGGGTTAAGTATGGTAAGTGTGGTATGTGGCGTGTTATATAAGGATTTACGATCAATGACGAAACAAAACACGGAAGCAGATAAAGAGAATGCAAAAGCTTATCTAGAGGTTTCCAAGGCTTTATCGGGATTAACTGAATTGATAAAAGGACTTAAGAAGTGATTTTATTAAAGCCATGCAAAAAAAAGGCAATTATAGCTTTAAATGAAAGAAAGAAAGCTATGAAGGATTTACTTACGTCGGCTATACATGCAACGAACACTATATCCGACAAGAACAGGGAAGTTAATGAGAAAAATTGAATTAATACGAGTATGCAGCGATAATACACATGGAACGTTCGGGACATTGTTGATTGATAATATACCTGTTTGTGTAACTCTGGAAGAAACATGGCTTGATAATAAGAAAAGAGAAAGTTGTATTCCCGCAGGGAAATATGAAGTCCGTAAGTATTCAGGTACAAAGTATAAAAACGTATGGCAAGTTTATGGCGTGCCAGACAGGTCTGCAATATTAATACACTGGGGGAATACAGAGCGCAACACAGCAGGATGCATATTGGTTGGTAAATATTTTGATAAATTTGGTGATAGGTTCGGTGTTGCCGCAAGTAAGGTAACGATTGATAAACTAAGGCAAACATTGCCAGATAGGTTTGAAATTGATATAATTGATTGCTTTACAAAGAAGCAAAACAATGAGGAGACAGAAACATGTCAACAAAAGCAGGATATAAAACAACAGAGTTTTGGGCAATGGCTGCAACGTCTATTGCAACGATTTTAAATCAATCAGGTATCTTAGGTGCGGTCGTATTGCCAATCGAAGCGGTGGGTACAATAGCCTTAATGGTTGCTGGCTATGCGCTCTCCCGTGGATTAGCTAAAAAACAATGAAGCAGTTAAAACTATGGGGCGCGGTGGGGATTATGCTAATAATTCTTGCTGCGCTCTTTTACATTGATTTAAAGGCGTATGAGCGCGGGTACAATAAAAAAGCAATGGAAGTATCCAAAGCACAAGAGAACGCACACAGCATAGCTAAAAACGTCCAGAATGAGTATATACGCAAGACGGATAAAGAAATAGAAAAGGCACTAGATAAATGGTATCGCGATTAATCATATTTTCATGTATACTGCTGGGGGGTTGTGCTGCGTGTCCCGCCGACACATGGGTTAAACCAATATATCCAAGCCGTCATGACGCGCTAACACGTGGCACAGCCGAACAGATATTGATACACAATGAAACGTGGGAGCTGGTGAATGAGGGGGCTTAGATTAGGATTGGGATTAAGTGCGAACGTCACGACAGGCGGGGCGGCGGGCAATGCCCTTTATTTTACTGATGACGCACTTGCGGATTCCTACTATACTAATGATGCATTATCTGATATGTTTGATACGGAGGACAACTAGATGGTAAACAAAACACTCCCAACCTTAACAGAAACGGCAATAGCCGCAGACGATAGCCTGTTTTTGACAAGGCGAAACGGCGAAACCTCGGATGAGAAAATAACGGGTGCCAATTTCAAGTCTTATGTCTTGACAACACCGACGATCACGGGCGCAACGATAGATAATTCTGTTATCGGTGGCTCCACTCCGGCAGCGGGTACATTCACGACATTATCATTAACAAACGATTTAGCTCTAGCGGATGGTGGCACGGGCGCGAGCTTGGCTGATCCAAACGATGACCGTATTATGTTTTGGGATGACAGCGCGGGTGCGGTTACTTGGCTGGATATAAGCACAGGCTTGGCGATCTCTACAACAAACCTGTCTATAGATATAAGTAACATGACGGCGATGGGTGCTTTCCCTGATGCTACAACTGATTACATACCGATATATGATGCAAGCGCAGGAACGAACTTAAAAATCACACCTTCAAACTTCTTTAAGAATATCTTTGGTTTAACAGCAGACGCAACCCCTGATGGGGCGGCCGATTATGTTGTCACGTATGACGCAAGTGGCGCGGCTGCGAAAAAAGTTTTATTAGATGATTTGCCTAGTGCTGGCGGCGGCGGCGCAACGGATATTGATGGCTTGTCTGATGCGGCGAAAAACACAACAGATAATAACTTGTTTATTGCGCATGAAGGCGGCAGTGTCGGCGCAAATGATACTTATAATACGGGCATTGGTATAGGTGCCCTTGATGCCCTGAATAACACAGGTGGAGATTACAACACCGCCATTGGGTATCAGGCTCTATCGGCCAATACAGGAGGTGGTTACAACACCGCCAATGGGGTAAATGCTCTCCTAGCCAACACCACGGGAAGTTGGAACACCGCCAATGGGCATGCTGCCCT